AATACTGAACTTGAAATAGCACTGTCCACTTCAGTTTTTGTGTAAGCATCTGAAATTCCATATCCTGACAATGTAGTTGGCTTACCAGTTAAATCTGCATATGCACCTGAAAATATTGTTGGCGTGTTAGTAAAATTGTTATAGTCTAGATAGTAACTGGCATTTTGTCCACCCAGTGTGGATGATGTGACTCCTGTCAATGCTGAACCATCTATTGCCGGCAGTGCCCCGGATAAATTTGCTGAAGGTATTGTGCCGTTTGCTCCATCAACAAGTAGTGTTGAATCGTCACCAAACACAGAACCTTTGATGTCACCAGTGGTTACTGTGACCCCACCTGTTTCAAGATTAGTTACTTTGAGAGATAGTTCTGCAAAGTTATCATTAATCTTATCAAAGGCGGTTCTTAATGGTTCACCGTCACCTTTGTTTGCACTTGTTCCTATGTTTATTACCTGTATAGCCATTATAATTTACCTACCACAATTTCTATTTCACCAATTTCATCACTGTCGTAATTTTGTAATGCTTTACCTATCACTGTACCCAGTTTAGGATCTTCACTTGCTGTTGCAACACCATTCTCTTTTGATGTAACCAACATATCACCTTTTCTAATTTTACCTACAACCCTACAAGGTACTCTTCCCATCATTGCAACTTCAACACTGTTCTCTGTCGTCAATGCATTGTTCATCAAGTATGCAGGACTGTGTGAAACAACGCCAGCCACTGCTTTGTTGTTTTCTCCAACTGAAATTGAAACTTCTTTCGGACCACCAAACATTAAAACTGTGCCAGGTTCATAGTTATGATCTGCTTGGAATTTTTCTGCCAAGTCAGCATACTGAGCCGATGTTGCAACACCATCAAAGATGTCTGCTTTCATTCTGTTTGCATGAACTTCATCAAAACGTTTTGTGGATGATCCTAAATTAATTCCTGATGCACCACCGCCTGGTATTAAACCTTCTTGTGAAGCAATCACAGTTGTTACACCGTTTGCAACAATACCTATTTTACCTTCAGATGAATCATCATATGGATTGATATAACTGCTACTTGCACCAAACACAATTCCTGTAAAGTTAGAACCTTTGTTGCCATCTTCAATTGTTTTTGCGTAGATGTAATCACTTGCCAATGCTGGTACTGTGTTTTGTGCTGAACCATTATCGTTTGATGTGCTAGGTGATGCATCTGCTCCACCAAATCCAAATTGGTTACCTGTGAAAGTGTGAACTGTGTTATCAGTGTTAGAACCTATCACTTCATATGCAACAACTCCACCTTGTGTTGTTAATCTTACTTTTGAAGAATCAACATCAAATGCTGTGTTGCCTTCCAGTGCTAATTTTGTTAAGTCTAATTGTGAGTTTGCATCTGTTTTTAGAATGCTGTTTGCTTCTCTAGAATTTGTTACATTAGAATATGCATATGTGCCAGCACCTGTTCTAATTAATGCTTCACCAGGATCTGACACTGCCGCAACTTCACCTGCAAAGTCACCATCTACAACACCACCGCCGTTTTCTACAACTGTTGAAAAACTTACTGCCTCCGGAGCACCTGTACCTGCTGAGGATCTTGCTAGTGCTTGATATTGTGCAAGACTTGGTAAATCATCTAGGTCAATAGATCCACCTTTTATTGTTACCCAACCATCTGTGACATCAAAATCATCTGAATCAAAACTTGCAAGTCCTAGATCAGATTGTAAAATGTTTGTTGCATTGGCTCTTGTGGTTGCCGCCTGCATTGACAATTTACTTTGACTGATTGATGCTGTAGGTGAAATATCTGCATTAATGATTGAACCTGCCGCAAGTTGTAGATCTATTTTTGTAGATGTTGCATCTCTTGATGCTGTGATATTAATATCTGAGTTTGCGTCTTCAACAGCATTTCCTATTTCATCAATAGGGCCATCTATTACACTTGCAGTCACACCAGAGCCATTGTTAATTGTGTCGTTTAAATTAAAGTTTGTTCCGCCTGTAACTGTGTATGTGATTCTTGTTGCTAAACCATATCCAGGAACTGATGCTTGTAATAAATCTATAATTGTTGCTGTTGTACCACTGTTGGAGCCTGTGATTGTGTCACCACCTCCAAACAATCCACCATTTGCTGGTGTTGTGTAAATTCTGTGTTTGCCATTGAAGATTAAAAGTTGTCCAGATTGTATTGGAGTTATGATGTTTACATCTCTGTTGTTGACCACTTCGTCTGTTTGATAATTTATATTGTCCACATAAGATTTTGTTGCGGCATCTTGATCCACACCTGGATCTGCTAAATTCTGTAATCTGAAACCACCAGCACTGATATTGTCTGTGAACGGAGTTGTACCATCTCTTGCAACAGCACCAGCACCAATTGGATTACCTACCTGTTGATTGTTGTGATCCCAACCTAATCTTCTGTTAACATATCCTCTGATAGCAGATTCAGTTGGCACTGTGTCAGATGAATTATCAGTCATTGCTGAATCCGAACTGAATTCTGCAACAACAACACCACGTTTAAATCCTATACCGTCCAAATTACTCAAAGCAATTGAAGCCGAGAACGTTACCGTACCAGTACCTTGGTCCACAGTAAAGTATTTTCCTACTCTAAAGAAACCATCTTGGTCAGTTGACACATAGAACACACGTCCTTTGCCACGTTCTTCTACTTCGTATGCTTGTACTGGTTCTTGTGGATCACCGTAAATTACATTAGGATAGTTTGTGGTATTAAAACCACCTGTTCCTATGTCTAGGAAATCGTGTCCAGTTGCTCTACAAGTTGAAATTGATACTGTGATTGTACCTGTTTCTGCATCTGCCAAGTTTGCTCTTAATGTAACAGAAGTATTTGCTCTGTACATTGAACTTTGTATACCTGTTCCAATTGGTGTTGCATTGATATTGTTAACATCAACCAATTCAATTGTGGCAAAAGTTCCTCTGTCCACATAATTTTGTACTCTATGAACTTTACCATCCCAACCAATCAACATATCATTGTTGTTCAGTCTAGTGATGTCAGATGCTTGAGTCAATCTGTCAATTGCAATTACAACATCACCAGGAGTATTACCCATTGTTGTACCTGCGCCAGCGAAAGTGTTGTTCTGTGATTCAGGCATATTAACATTCATCTTCACAGTATCAAATGGAGAATCCATTGTGATGATTGCTTGATTAGATGGTAGTGGATTACCTACTGGATCATTTACTTGGAATGCTGTTGATCTGTATACAGCATCAGTGTATTCGTCAAACACCACAGCCGTACTAGGTCTTGTTGGTGCAACATCTACTAAATCCTCAAATCTAAATGCTCTGCTGGCTCTAATTGTAACCGCTGTATCTTCTGTTAATGGTGCTTTTAATCCAGTTGTAGATGTTAAATTAGTTCCTGCTGTTGATAAATTTATTTTGTATACTGTTCCATCTCTTGTAGCAGGTTGATTAGGAGCATTTGTTGATTCCACATTGGAAACTTCGTATCTTATTATTCCTATTGCACCACCATGATCAATTTCAACTTCAGACAAATTGTATGGTGCATATTCTAAATCGTAAACGTAAATTGCTGTCGCGTCCACATTTTGTTGATAGTTTACAGTGCCATCGTTAAAAATTAAACCACACTGTGTCATGTTGTCGCCAAGTGTGACTGCATCAATTAATTCGTTTGGATTTGAACCTTCAGCAACTAAACCATAATTACCATTTGCACTAGAACAATTCAATGCTCTAATTTGTCCACCATTGTTTGCATACATGGCTGTATGACAGTAATAAGTGAAAGTAGAAACTTGTTCAGATAAACCACCATTGGTTGCAATTAATCCGTAACCTAAATCATTGATCTGCACAAAGTCGTTAGCAAGTAGTGATCTGTTACCAGCAGTTTGGATTATTATGTCATAAGGTGTTGCACCTGTGTAACCATTACCACTGTTTGAATTTGATGCCAATCTTATTGTGGCTGTACCTGCGGCTTGATCATAGTTCGTGATTGCCGCAACTTGATATCTTGCACCGTTGATATAGAAAGGTGCTGGCATTTGTGGTTTACGTAAAAATAAACCTGTGCCTGCCGCTGAAGCAATATCTAATTGGAATGCATTTGTGATTCCAACAATTCTTGTTTCCACGTTTCCAGCGAAACCATCAACAAACATACCACCTCTAAATGATTTTGTGTTAATGCTCTGTGAAAAAGATGATCCTGTTTGTGTGTATGGAGATTTTGTAAGCACTTGTCCATTTGGATCTAGTACTTCAGCAAAACCACCATGTCCTTGGAATGTAACGTTTCTGATAATAGACGCATCGTTCATTAAGAACACGTCCATCTCGTTGTTGTTCTTCTTAGCACTTACAGAATTTGTCACATCTGTTAGATAATGATATCCATAATTTTGTGTGGCTATTGTTAATCCATCAAACGTTGTATCTCTAAAGAAATAGATATTTGCATATGGCGAAGTGGACACTCCTGGTGCCGGTCTTATAATTGTTCTTCTAAATTCGTCACCTTTAATTGAAACGTTTCGCGGAACTTTGATCGGAAGTTGTTCTTCATATATTCCTGATTCAACTCTGATTGTGATCTGTTTGTTTGTAACAGGATTTCCAAAGTCTAATTCTTCACCTACTGAAAATTCTTTTGGTTCAATTAAAAATACTTCAAGTGTATCGTTGTTTGCTCCGGCAGTTACACTGACAATTTGTCCAATTGCTTTTGAAGTTTTACCTCTGATTATTTTACCAACAACTAAATCTTTATTGTTTGGTTGGTTCTGATCAACATAACCAAATCCACCGTTACTGATTGTAACTGTGTAAGTAGAACCATCTACCTGTGCAGGTATGTTGCTAAAGTTTTGAATGATAGTCGTTACAACATCAAATTTAGCACTTGCTGAATCTTTTCCTGCTTGGTTAACCACTTGCAATAAATCAATTGTTTGTGTAACACCATTCTGATATGTTGTACCTGGTGCTGTGTTTCCTAAAACATTTACCACAGACAAAGTTTTTGCAAAGTTGATTGCCGCTAGTGTTTCTGTTGCTTGTTGTCTAATTGCTTTTAATCCACTGTTTGAATTGTAATATCTTTTACCTGCTTGTATTGATTGGAAGTTTGCTGTCAATCCATTCATCACATCAATTATAATACCATCAATTATTAAACCTAGATCTCTTTCACAAGTTGCCTGATTGTATGTGAAGTTAGGATATGTTTGATTGATGTATGCAACAGTTTCAGCAATGATGAATGCTCTGTTGGCAGTCATCAAAGTTTTGAATGCTGTTTGAGCCGTAGGTGTTGTTGTTGCCGCTGTTGTTACAGTTGAATTACTTGCTCCTGAATTGTATGTGACTGTCTGCACATAAGGTCCAGGTTCAACAGGACTGGATTCCATAATTTGTTCTGCTCTCTGACAAGCCGCCAATATACTGCCATATGCATAAGCCTGTGATCTTCCATATTTGTCTGCTGGTACACCAGCCATTGTGTCATCACCTGCTGTGGTTACATATAAATTTGTAGTGGAAGCATAACTTGTATTGTCAACATAATATTTTGTTGCCGCTTGTAAATCATTTGCACCGTTCGGTGTGCCTGAACCTGACAAGTCACCTGGGTGGTCACTTAAGAACAAGTCACCAGTCATTGTGTCACCTTGACGTCTTACTGCTGACTGTCTTTGTATTGCTTCTGTAGATAGATAAAAACCTGATAGTGCGGAATTGTATGCGGCATCTCTAATTGTTTGTGTGCCTGAACCACCACTTGCAGAAACTTTTACTCTAGTTGCATCGTTATCATTCTGTGCTTCTGCTTCACTTGGGTGTAAAGAAATTGTGTTAGCATCTACAAATCTAATATAATAAGTGTTGCCTGATGTTAGATTGTTTGCATCAGTTCCTGTTGAATTGTAAACAAATGGTAAACCGTTTGATGCAACTGTGTATCCGTGTGTAGGAATATTTAGATTACCACTTGCATAAGTTGATATTTGTTTTGTGTATTCTGTTGCATTGGCAGGTTCATTTCTTACTCTTACTTCGCCTGCAACTCCACCTGATCCTGTTTGAATGTATCTTTGATCTGCATAACCTTTTGTGATTACTAGATCATCTAAAGTTATATTTGCACCATGTGTTGTATTGAAATCATTTACTGCTGTTTGAGTTATTGCAACACCACCTATACCAAAACTGTTGCCTTTTAGTGGACCACCTAGTTCAGGTGATGTGTCTGATTGTACATCTGTTGAAGTAACATCTATAACAATGTTTGCAGGATCACTTGTTGTGTCCACAGTGATACCTGTACCAGATATGCCTTTCATTGTGATTGCATTTCCAGCCGAATTACTTACAGGTATTTTGCCTGAACCTAATTGATCTGGAGTATCACTTAATGATGTAAAACCTATCTGTCCGCCTTGTCCAAAGACAGCATATAATTCTGTGAAATTTTCATTGGTTTTGTTGAACGCATCTCTGATACTATCGCCTGTACCGTCGTTCCCTTCTATACCAATATTAATAAACTGTTTAGCCATTTATTTTATCCATATCGAACTGAATGCTTTCTCCACAACCGCAACTGCTTTTTGCGTTTGGATTTTTGATATCAAAATGGGCACCCCAAACTTCATCAACATAATCCAATTCAGTTCCTAAAAGAAACATAACACTATGGCTGTCTATTACTAACTTCCCACCTTCTACTTCAATCAGTTCATCTGAATCAGTGATATCTGCTTGATCCATAAATCCCCAATCATAGGAAAAACCAGCACAGCCGCCACCTTTTATACTTAAACGCACTGCCCACTTGTCCTGTTTTGCACACAGTTCTTTAATCTTTTGTTCTGCTGTGCTTGTCAATGTCATTACTGGCATAAAATTGTGTCCTATTTCATTTGTATTTATGGAAATTTTATAAATGCTAATGTAAATAAGTATATGTTTAAAGGTGAAAAAACAGTTAAAACTGAAACAAAAAGGAAAAGTAAACTAGGCAAAATCCATGTTTTGCATAGAACAAAAACCTTCTATTTTTTTAGTTGTGATTCGTGTGGTGAAGAATTTTCAAGAGCCAAAGGAAAAATTGAAAAGAAAAGATTAACCAATTTCTATAAACACGTGTGTCACAAATGCAATCCTAAGAAGTTTGCTCAACAACAAGGCGTCAAACAAAGACAAGTTCTTAAAATGGACGCATCAAGTGACACACCTATAAGTTCTCTATAATTATTCAGATTTCCAAATAGTCCAAGCACCGTAGGCAATTGCTCCGTATGCCACTATACTTGCTATAGGTTTGAAAATTAAGAATGAAATTCCTGCTAGTATTAAAAGAGCACCATCTAGTGTTGTTCTTTCTTTGATTCTAGCCTGAATCCATTTTTGTGCTTTAGTGATCATTGTTTTTCCTCCTATGATTCTAATCTTTGATTTACCACGTCCCAATTAATAATTCTCATCATGCCATCCATATATTTCTTTTTGGCATCTTTGGCAGGAATATAATCCATGTATGAATGTTCCCACATATCAACTGGCATCAATATATCTGTCTTGTATGATTGATTAGGTGTTGTTTTGATTGATCCGTTTTTTGAAAGATAAACCCAACCTGAACCTTGTATGGTCATAGACATTCTAAAAATTTCTTTTTTAAATGCATCGAATGAATCAAAATTTTTATTGATTAATTCTTTTACAGCACCACTAGGTTTATTTCCTGGTTTAGGCTTTTGCAATTGACTCCAAAACATATTATGAAGTCTTGCTCCACCATAATTAAAATTAGGATCTCCTTCTTTGTCATTGTATCTTCTTACGTATGCTTTTGTTAGAACATTGTAATGATAATCAACATTCTTTTTGGAAAGCACAGGTGAAAGGTCTCCTAACTTGTAAGGCAGTTTTACAACTTCAAGTTTATCTTCGCGAGTGTTCGATTCCGTGATTTGATCGTATTTCATATGCTGTATTTATTTTTAAACTAATCCTAGTTCTACAGCCTGATTGTGTAATTGCTCTGCCGCCAAATTCTTCATCTTGGCTTCTACTTGTATGTCTAGTTCTGGTAAGAAAGTAAGTGCCCATTCATTCACAGCACGATTTGGTAATAATTCGCTGTGTGCTCTCAGTTTTTGTTTCTTGCAACCTTTGTCCAAAAGTGTTTGCATATCATGAAAACCTTCATGCAGGTTGCCATCTGGATACGCAGGAGTTAACCATTCGTCTCTTGAATAAGAATAATGCATTGTAGGACGTTTTCCACGCCAACTGTCTACAATTCTTTTCACTCTGTCATCGTTGGCTTGTATGTATTCTCCTGTACGCACCCAATGATGATGTATGTCTAATACCAATGCACAATGTTTTTCAAGTTCTAAACTGGATTCTAATCCCCAACCCATCTCATCATTTTCTATTGTGAGTAGGTTACGTGCTTCAGGACTTAATCTTGGTATTGCTTTTATAATACCTTCAGGTCCTTGTCTGCCGGAGATGTGTACATTAATTTTGCAACCATCTTGAAATGATTTGCCAAATCCCATCCAACGTGCCATGTTTACATGATATTCAAACTCATCTATGGATCTCTCCACAATGTCTGGATTATCTGAAGCAAGTACTGTGAACTGTCCTGGATGAAAACTAACTTTCACATCATGTTTTCTTGCAAGGTCACCTGCTTCTGCGAAATGCTTTTCACAATATTTTATTATTTCAGGTTTGTCCCAATAGTATCTCCAGTCTGCCTGTGTTGCCACAGGTAGTATAGGTGAACTGATTCTACACATTCTTCTGCTTTTAGGCAGTGTTGAAACTTTTAAGATTAAATTTTTAATGCCGTCTATATTATGTTTGAATACAAAATCTAATTTTTCTTCTGCTTGTTCTTTGTGTTCATTCAACCAACGCACCGTTGTCGAACGTGTGTTCATTGGTCTTTCAATTTCTTCTAATTGTTTCTTTTTAAGAGTTCTATCATGGTGAAACCATTGACAGCAGAATCCAATACGTCTAGTCATATCTTATTATAGCAAATATTTTGGTATGCGTCAACGATAATAGGTGTTGAAACTTAAAGTTATACGTTCGTTTGTTTGATTTTCCCTTGTGTAGTGTTCTAACCAACTAGGAAACAGATACAGAATACCCGGTTCACATTTTACTTCTATTTCGTTTTGATTGTAAGGTGTCTGTCTTGAATGATATTCAAACATTTTGTAAGGACCTAGAGGACTCTTGAAACGTAATGGCACACTGCCTTCATCCACTCTAGGATAATAAGCGGCACTAACCACACTCATTTCATGTATGTGACCTGCTACATGATTGCCTTTTGTCATTACATTAAACCAACTTTGACTTATTTTAATATTGTCAGGTAGTCCCATCTGTTTACACCATTCATCTACGCATTCTTGAAAACTTGCTTTTAGTCCTTGCAATTCAGGGTGTTCCAATATTGGTGGTTTATCTGCGTTGGCATAACTACTGGATCCACCAACAATGATGTGATGTTCTTTGTGTTCATTCCAATTTTCTATAATTTCTAAAAGTTTGTCATTATCTTTATGTCCTTTCAGATCAAATATCATTATAGGCACAGGAAATATCGTTGCTACTTCTGACTTCATTTCCAGTTCTCCTTGCACCATGGGTCTGAACAATGTTTAGGATTTGGATCCCCATGAAACACTGCAATACTAGTTTCAGGTTTAACAGTAGGCACACCAGGTGATACAAAATCTCTGATACCATCTGGTCTTCTAATCATTGGTGGTCTTTTCCTCATTTCCCATTTGTAACTCATTATCCACTCATCGGGCCAAAATTCAAAATCTTTTCTGACCTGTGCGTACAACCAATCTTGGTCTCCATGAAATCTTCTTACCTGACTTGCGGCTGTTCTAATAAAGTCGTTATAAATTTGCGGATGTTGTCCTATTTGCCATCTTACCACACTGCTATTAAATTTTTGCCATTGTGGATTTGCTGATCTATTGAAATCTCTTATGACACAAAATTTGCCCTGTTCGTAAGTTAGAAGTTTATCAATGTTTTTAAAAACAATTACATCTAGGTCCATGTACAATATTGTATCACCTCTAATACCTACTGGATTATCAGGATTGAATAACAGAGGTTTATGCCACCAACCTGCAACACCATACGCATTGGACAACGGCATTGTTCTTACAGTTGAATTGATTCCTGTTGGATCATCTGTAAAACACACAAATTCGAAAGACATGGTACAATTCCTGCGAACCATAGACTCCAGTGTATTCACATAATCAGCACCGTATTTGTTTCCGTGTTTTAAGCAAATAATAAAATTACGCATTAGCCTTCGTAGATTGCACTGTTGGCTCCATGCTCAGCACATTCAACTTTCACCACGTAACATCTATTATCAGTCTGTTCTCTAATAAGTTTGTCTGCAAAGTTAAAGGCGTGTTCGGCAAATTTCTCTGCACCAACACCATCAAAGAATCTTATTTCTGCTAGATCTAAATCTTGTAGTTCTCTAAATTTATCCACGTGTGGATCATTGATATCCAAACAAAGTTTATGATCGAATTGATCTTCCAACCAAGCCTTCAAAGGTTTTAGTCCTCCAAAGTCCACCGCCCAGTTTTTGTTGTCTAATTTATCACAACCAAATGTAAATGTAAATGCTAGACTGTAACCGTGTAGCAGATGACAGTGTGAATGATCTGCGTTAGGTTGTCTGAACACTGCTGATAAGCCAATGTTGTGTCCATAATGTTTTGTACTATAATGTTTACTCATATTTTTCCTCTTGTAACGGCGGAGTATTTAGAGAGGGTCGACGCATTAAGTCCTCATATACAAATATAATATAAAATTATTATGTATTTGTCAAGTGTATTTAGATAATAATGCTGTCTTTTATTTTGGAAATTGGTATAACATTGAGATTGGGTAAATCTTTCCAATCTTTCGGTGTTTCAAAATTTTCACCAACATAGAAGTTAAAATTTTGTTTGGGAAAGCATTCAAAAATTTTCCTGTTTTGATACATCCAATATGAATAATCTACTGCGGGTTTGTTGGCTTCTGCATAAGACTCTGTGCCTTTGTAGATATTGTTGACCAATCCATCATTGCCAAACATATCAAATCCAACAATGTGCAAGTGTTCAGTGACACAGTATTGAATAGCAACCAACAGAGCATACTGTCCGGTACCCCAATGCCAAGGATCATCCTGTCTTAATTCTCCCACATAAGGAACCTTTGGCACAGGAAACACATGGAAATCTTCGTTCCAATCTTCTCGTGTGTACATGATAGAAGTTTTTGTGTTTTCGTGTTTCAATGCTTCACGCAACATTCTCCTATCACAACAAACAAGATGATCAACCACCATGTCTCTAAAGATAGCATTACATCCTACTGTGGGCAATTTCAATGACTGTATATCTAAATCTTTTCTGCTTTCGCCGTTTCCAATGACTAACATAATTAAATACGTTTATAATGACTACATCTATTTACTCTCATGTTGCACAGTGGATAAAGAAAATATCTATTATCCATGAGCAACTGGATAACAATTCAATATGTCCTTATGCCAAAAAAGCAAGATGGCACATTGTACAAACCTCAGATTTAGATGTTGATCCTGTATTAATCAAAAAGCAGGTGTGTATTTTTGTTGTTCCTGATTCAGTTTCAAAAACAAGATTGAACAATTATTGTAAAAAATTAAAGAAACTGTATCCTGATTACGTTTGGTTACCTGATCACAAAACAGCAAACACTAAAATTGCAGGATACTCGACAGGAAATGGAAAATATAATCTAATTCTCGCACAGAAACGTAAAGACCTAATGTTGGCAAGAAATACTTTAAAACAAAAAACGTCATACTATACGAAATGGACAAAGAAATATCAAAAACAAATTTTCAGTTATTGATCTTTTCTTTTACTGTAATCTTTTTTGATTTGTTTTAATTCTGCAAGAACTTGTTTGAATCTTCTGTTTGCGTCTTGCAATAGGTTGAAAATATCTTTCACAGCAAATATAACCCACCACCACCATGCAAAGGCAGTAATGGCAAAAAGTATACAGATACCTAGCACTAACCAACTTGTGAAAGTGCTCATGTCAAAAGTAATTGCAATCAGCAATAACATCAGAGCAGTGAGTGGTGCCAGTCTACCTAGCCATACCCAATACTTTACTGATTTTTTTAGTTTGAAATGTTTCCGAAACTTCTCCATTCTCCTGGTGTCCCTGTGTTTGTACATACCCAACCAATTATACCACCTGGTTGAGGATTGTCGTTCCATACAATGTCACCTTTAGAATGTGTACCTTGTGAAGGTTGTTCAGATCCTGTGTCGAATTTTCTGCCTTGGACTCTTACTGCGCCAGCAACATCTAAGTCAACATCATCAGCAAGTGTATTGATTCCAATACCTACCTTGCCGTGTATTTTCATTCTTTTATCTGTGGCTCCAGCATTACCTATTTCTATATCGCCGTTTGCTTTGATAGAAATTCTGTCTGTGTTGTCAGTTTTAATTTTCAATTCATGTGTTGTGTAAGTTCCTATTTCAGCATCAACTTCATTAGGCTGTACCATGAACTCAACGTAGTTAGATGCAACTGAAAGTTGACCGTTACCTTGTTCAGTACCAATACCCATCCTGCTCATACCTGAATTCCAGAACACAAATTGATCTATGTTAACATCACCGTTTACTGCTAGATTGTTTAAAATTCCAACTGTTCTTAAAGAACTGTTTCTTACTGCTGGTCCTAATGTGTCCGCTGAAAGAACAGGTGTGTTATCAATTGAATAATGAGCATCTCTGTGAAGATCGATTGTGTTAGAACTCCAAAGTCTATCAGGGTTTGCTTGGTAGTTCAGCATTTTTGTATTGCCAAATCCACTCCATTGTAAACCTTTTCCGTAGATTGTGTTCTTTTCAGAGCCTGCAAAGTTGATAGATTTACTTGCATTTACAAGTCTATCAGAATCGTCAGCATGAACACTTAGGTTAGCAATGGCTTCACCTAGTGTAATTAAACCGTTCTTTATAGAAATTATATCGTCTCTAGTGCTCATACACAGTTATTTATCTAACTGCTCTTAACAAAATGACTTCGCTATTGATACGTCCATTCAGTTTGACACCCATAGTCTTAATAGCACTATAGAATTCAACCACTTTTTTAGGCCCTGAATTTGCAAATTCTTTCAGTTGTTGCTCTGGTTTTCTGAGTGTTTTTTGCACACTGTTTTCTTCATCAAATCCTTTGATTGAAGTACCTTTCACCATTAATCCTGTGCCTGGTCTATTCATGCCTCTTGGATCAAGCACTTTTGCCTTGTAATTGCCTAACTTTCTTGTTTTTGTGTTGTACACCCAAAGTTCCTCTGCATATATTATTTCAGCAGGATCTATTGATTTGAGTTGCATTTTATCATCTTCTTTTTTGAACTGCATTTTTGCCACCAATTTCTCTGGCGATTTGATCTTCTTGGTGCGTGGCTTTCTGTTTGCATTGGCAATACTAATCATGTAATCACAGGCTTCAAATATGTTATCAAATGCTTTGATAAACTTTAAAACCAGATCATCATTCAAGTCTTCATATGCTTCTAACAGTTGGCGTTCGTCCGAATCATAATCTTCTTCATCTTGTAATTCTTTGAACTTCAAATTCTTTTTGCGTAGTTCCAATAGGTCCTTGAACTCTTTGTATTGTTCTTCATACCTTTCTTGGATCTTTCTTGCGTGTACTCCACTTACCTTTTCTTTTTTGAATAAAGGTACAAGTTTCAAAGTGTCTGGGTTGAATCTATCTGGATTGTTATTGAATCTGTCCAGCCATATCTCTACTGGATCGCATATTTCGTTTACACGAGTTGCAATTCTTTCCTGTATTGTTGGCTTTTTTATTTCTGTCTTTTCCATGGTACTATAAATGCTATATAGTCTCAGGAAAGAAAAATCAAGATTTTTTTCTATTATTTCTCTCTAAAAGTATCTGTTTTGGAGTTTTTGCACCTGGTGATAACTTCATTACTCGTAGACTAAACAACTTCTTTTGACCTTTGCTGGTAATGATAACAGGTTGTCCATGCTCGTCTATTTCAATTGCTTTGACTGTTGCCATCACGTTTCTAAAACGTCCAACTTCAACTTTATCTCCTACTTTAATATCAACAGTAAACGATTTCATTCACTTAATACCCCCACTATCCAAAGGGTAACAAATATTGTTATCACTATTGTTTCATAACCCATTTTACTTACTACCTTCTTTTCTCTCTTTCTGCCATTCAAAAGCCGCCTTCCATCTATCTTCTGTTGACTTGATCGGTCCTTCATACATGACATCTCTATTTGTGTTGCTTGGTCCTAG